TCACGCATGGCCCTCCTGTTCCAGCGAATTCGTCTCTGTGTTGCTGGGCCGAGCGGATTGCCTACCCTCACTGAGCTGGGTTAGCACCTGCTTGCTGGCAAGGTTAAACAACTCGTCGGCGCTAACTGGCGCTATGGACTGCTCGAAGTTGCGCACGGCCTCAAACCGAGTTCGATACAGCCCGGCCTGGCCGAGCCAAGCGGCTGCGTTGGGGGTCGCGGTCGGTGCGGGATCGTCGTGCTGGCTCATGCCGCCTCCTCCGCGCTTGTGGCACCGGCAGGGGTTTCGCGCAATTGGGTGTGAATCCGTTTAGCCAGGCTTCCCAGTTGGGTGGCTTGCAAGCTCGCGCGTGATGCCTGCTGAGTTGCCTTCATTGCGGTTAACGTCCGCTCGGTGAGGCTCAGGGTTTCCAAGGCGCTGATGAGCAGCTCGTAATCCGCCCTGGTCACTGCCAGTCCGGTATACGACATGATTCTGGCTTCGAGCTCGCGGACGTTGCCTTTGAGATGTGCTACAGCCATGTGGTGCTTGCGCTGGCTCGCCTCGGCTTGAACTCGGGCTTCGTCCAGGTCCACTTGCAGGCTTTGTATCTGCAATTTCAGATCGGCTTGTAGACGCTGTTTCCCGATTTCCAAGCCCCTGTTGAAGGCACGATGCCGAGCTTTCGCGAACAGGAAAGGCAGGATGGCCAGGGTGACTAGGAAGATGATGCCCAGGGAAAGAACTTGTTGATGCGGTTGCATGTGCTGTGCTCCAAAAGTAGCCCTCCGCCGTTGGTGTGAGAGTCGGCGGGGGCTATAAGCCCCTGATGGCCGGGGCCGCCTGGTCAAGCAGATTGGGTCGAGCGTTCGGCCTGCCGGTCGAGATATGCGGCAAGGTTGTGCAGGTAGATCACGTGCTGGGCTTTCTTCGATCTGTCGATCTTGCTCAGCTGAAGGTCAATACGGCCTTTGTTGATCAGCTCTTTGAACCGCCTGTCTGACCCGATGTGGGGGAAATATCGCTCTCTGACAGCAGTGAGCGTTGGGCAAGGGGTGGTCCACTCGCTGCGGAGCTGTTCCAGCGTACTCATGCGCATTTCCCGATACTGTCAGGGCTGGGCCGAAGCTTCGCGCGGACTGCTGCTGCGAGCTGCTCTTTACTGGCTCCCGTAACTGCAGCGCAGACATTGCCCTGGTCGTCAGTCACGACAGCGCCAAGGGGAAGCTGTCGGTTGACGGTGGCGATAACGTAGGCTGTCTGACCTGTCTGCAGGACCTCTTCAACGCTGACTTGCGCCTCCATGAGAGCAAGCGCTTCTTCCGTCTGGGCTGCGGAGTCAACTCGGCCATTCGCGATGTCCTGCACAAAATCTCTTAAGGACTGGCACTTGGTGGAGAGGGCGCGCGGAAGTTTCAGGCTGCTGCAAAGCGGACCAAGGGTCACCTTGATGCTGTGATGGGTGCTGTCATTTTCGATCTCGATCTGTGCATCGACCGAGGCTTCAGGGCGCTGCAATTTGCAGGTCGCAGTGCCGCCGTTATCCAAGGTGCGTTGCAGCAGCATGATCTGGCGAAGGGAGATCCTGAATTCGCTCATGCAGCACCCCCATTGGCAGGTACAGCATGGGCTTTACCTTCGAGCGTGACGACCAGCTGCAAGCCGGTGCTGCGCTGGAATGCCTGTATTTTCGCCACGCTGCTGCAGGCGGTTGGATGGATCAGAATTGCCACCGATCCGTTGTGCTGTGCTGATTTCATTCTTCGTGTCCTTGATGTGAGAGAGGGGCACGAAGTTGAAGTTAGCAAAAGCTAAATAATTGTTCAATAGCAGATGCTAAACTGTATGGGCGTGGTCGCGCCCCGGCGGATGGCCGGTAGGACACAACCCGAGGAGGCGTTAGAGCTTTTTCGCGTTCCAGGCCAGTAGGACACGGGCCTGGATATGCATCCGCTCGATCATCGACTCGTCGATGGTAATCGGCGGGTAGACAGGATTATCGGAGATCATTCGGAGCTGGCCTCCAGTCAGACGCTGCAGGCGTTTGATGTAGAGATCGCCGTCGAGGGTGAAGACATAAATTGCGTCTGTCTTCACCTCGGTGATCCCGCGATCCACCAGCAGGGCATCGCCGTCAGCGAATGTGCCAGACATGCTGTCGCCATCGCCAGTGATGATCGCCAGGTTATCGATGTTGGAAAAACTAAGGCCCTGCATCCTGAGCCAGTCTAGGTGAACCGTCATGTCGCGGATGACTTCAATGTGCATTTCCGGGGCTGCCTTGCCATGCCCCATAGAAGCCGCGACATCGAGATGCGGAATCAGAACGTAGTTCTTGTCCTTTGCTGCCCTGGTGGGCAGGCGAACCACGTTGGTTGGGGCTGCGATGGAGGGTTCCTCCATTGGAGGAGATGTCAGCGTCCCTGCTACAAGCCCAATCTTGAGCTCGAGATTAAGCGCAGCCTTTTCCCCCAGCTTGCGGTGGCCGTTGAGCAGTTGCGACAGGTACGACGCGTCTAGGTCGTGAGCCTCGGCGAATTCCTTCTGGCTCAGGTTCCCCATGATCGTACGGAGGGAGGCGATGCGCCTTTCGTTAATGTCCATCTGCAGATGATTGCTTTCCGTTAGCAAACAGTAAATTACGAGTTGCTATTGCCTTCATAATTAGCAATTGCTAATCTGCTGGGCATTGGAGGTGTCTATGACGCTTAGCGAATATTTGAAAACGATAGACAAGGAAGGGGTCGACGCCCTCGCACGGCACTGCGGAACATCGGTCGGCCAACTGAAGCAAGTGGCTTATGGAAACCGCCGTGCAGGTGCGGGGTTGGCTGTCAATTTGGATCGAGAAACGGGAGGGGAGGTTACTTGTGAGTCGCTGCGACCGGACATTGACTGGGGATACTTAAGGCAAGGAAAGGGGTTAGAACGCTGAGCCAGGACTCTCACCTCCCAGCCCAGCTATGACAGTACGAAGCACCATCACTCTCGTCGGCCGGTGGCCTCTCTCACAAGTTCAGCCGGACGACTATTACCAAATGCCATGCCCGCACAGCACGCAAGGCACAGCACACAGGTCGTGGTCGTAGGATAGGTCTTACATGATCCTATGACTAGGCCGTAAACCGAGGATTTACGGTTATGAGCAGGATTGATCTTTTGCCGGGCGCAGGTCCGGTTCTCACTTTGCGACAAGCGCTCTATCGCGCGGGTCGTGATTATCACGGCGGTATCACTAGGCTGGCCTTTGACATGGGGCTCGAGGTGGATGCCCTGCAGAAGAAGTTGCACCATGCCGACGACCGCCGCTGGCCAACCCCCGACGAACTGGAAGAGATCGTGCAGTGGACCGCTGATCCGCGGCTGCTCGATGCACTGGTTCGTCCTGCCGGTGCGGTCTGGTATCGCCCCAAGCCTGTGCCTGCTACCAACGATGCCTTGCAGGCGGTTGCGAAGCTTCTGGCCGAGTCCGGTCAGTTCGTGGGTAGCCTGCATGATGGTGCCTCGGACAACGTTTGGACCTTGTCGGAGGTGTTGAATCTGGAGCAGCGTGGCATGGAAGTTATTCGCCAAGTTCTTGCCATCATGGCGGGCGCGCGCGAAGCCATGGAGGACGTAAGCCATGGCTGATGCCGTCGATTTTGCCAATGACCGCGCTGAGTATTTCCTCCAGTTGTCGCTGCAGCGTCTTGCGCGGCTCCCGGTCAAGCCAAGCGCGCAAATCTGCGAAGACTGCGATGAGCCCATCCCGCTGGCCCGTCAATTGTCAGTCTCCGGTTGCGAAACCTGCATCGATTGCCAAGAGTTGCGGGAGCGCCGGAGATGAGCGACCGCCCAACTCCTACCACAGCTGATTGGGCGCGGCGTTACATTGAAACCTTCGGTCTGGCTCTGGTTCCTATCGAACCGGGTGAAAAGGGGCCGAAGGGGGCCGGATGGAACAAGCCTGGTGGCTATTTCACGAATGCCTCGAAGGCGGAAGCGTTCTGGACCACGAGCCCGAATCACAACCTCGGTGTTGTGCTCGGGCCGAGTGGTGTCTGCTCGCTCGATGTTGATGATGTCGAGCTGACCCGACAGGTGCTGCAGCAGACGCTTGGACTCGATGTCGATGCACTCGCTGACGCATACCCTACCTCCGTGGGCAACCCTGAACGATTCCGCGTGATGTTCCGCGTCCCTGAGGGGGTGGAGCTGAGTCGCCATGCCCTGGTTTGGCCAAACAAAAACGACCCGGATGGCACCATCTACAAAGGGCTCATGGCGCAAGTGAAGGCTGCCATGGACGAGGGTGATGCAGACCGCGAGGCCGCCTTCCGCATGGCGGCTGAGCCTTTCAAGAAAGTGACGGTCTTCGAGTTGCGAGGTGGCCTGGTGCAGGACGTATTGCCACCTTCCATTCACCCAGGCACTCGCAAACCTTACATATGGCGTACCCCTCCGGCATCTGAAGGCTTGCCAGAGCTGCCTGCCGACTTGTTGGCCATCTGGCAGGATTGGGATGAGTTCAAGCCGAAGGGGGAGGGCGTTTGCCCGTGGAAACCGAAGGCGGCAACGCCTGCGCCTGCAGCTCTTCCCATGGCCAAGCCATCAACAGCTGCAGCACGATCTGGTGATCGGCTCCCCGAGGTTATCCCTGAATTCAATCGCATCCATGACATCGCAACGATGATTGAGGCGCACGGTTACAAGCGCATCGATGGGAAGTGGTTGAGCCCGCACAGCAGCTCAGGCCTACCCGGTGTGACAATCACGGAGGGCAAGCTCTACTCGCATCACACCTCGGACCCGCTGGCGAACGGACACAAGAACGATGCGTTCGATGTGTTCTGCATCCTGATGCACGACGGCGACCAGAGGGCTGCGACTAGGGCGGCAGCTCGGATCCTGGGTATTGACGCGAAGTCCCGTCCGCCGGCACCGCCGCCATTGGGCGAACTTCCCCGTGCCCCATCGGTGGTCGAGCCGGCCGAGCTGCCTCCGGTCGTCGATCGAAATGCCGAGCATCTTCCCCGCACCCCATCGGACGTCGAGGCCATCAGCCCGGCCGACTCCTCGGCCACCGGGGGGGCGGGGGGAGATACCCTGGACATTGATGCTGCGATGCGCCGATTTGCCCTGGTCGAAGGTTCCACGAACGTATGGGACTTGGACAAGGGACGGTCGATGAAGCGGACAGGCTTCGAGGCCTTGGTCGGCAAGCCACTCTCGAAAGCGTGGATGGAGCGGACCGACAAGAAGCTCATCGCCTCCGAGCAGGTGCAAGAGCTTGAGCAGGCCCGGAAGATGTCCAGCAAGAAGGGTGGAGCGCTGAAGCTTGAACCGCTCGACCGCTACATCTACATCGATGGGACAAAAGAGGCCTGGGATCGCGAGAAGAAGCGTCGGTTGCCCGAGGGCAGCGTCAAGATGGCCTTGGGGGATGCCTATCAGCTCTGGCTGAACAGCCCGGAACGGCGGGTGGTGGACGTCGATCACATCGTGTTCGACCCGACGATGACCAAGGACCCGGCGATCTACATCAACACTTTTGAGGGCTTGCCGCTTGAGCCGGTCCGTGACGATGCTGCGTGCGAGAACCTGCGGTGGCTGATCTCATTCCTTTGCAACAATGACGCCGAAGCGTTGGATTGGCTGGTCAAGTGGCTGGCCTACCCGCTGCAGCACATGGGTGCAAAGATGGACACCGCGATTCTGTTCCACTCAACCATGGAGGGCTCGGGCAAAAGCCTACTGTTCGCGGACGTCATGGGCGAGCTGTACGGTCGTTACGGTGCCACGGTTGGCCAGGCACAGCTGGAGGGCAACTTCAACGCCTGGCAAAGCGGCAAGCTTTGGGCCGTGTTTGAAGAGGTTGTGAGCCGTGACCAGCGCTACAACCAAGTAGGCAAGATCAAGCACATGATCACCGGCAAGACGGTGCGCATGGAATCAAAGTTCATCAACGGCTGGGAAGAATCCAATCACATGAACTCGGCGTTCTTGAGCAACGAGATCATGCCGTGGCCGATCAGTGAAGACGACCGCCGGATGCTCGTGATGTGGCCAATGGAGACCCTGCCCGCCGAAAGGCAGAAGGCTATCGCCCGAGAACTAGCCAACGGTGGGGTGGCAGCCTTGTACGGGTGGCTGCTCGATGTCGACCTTGAGGACTTCAACCAACGCACTCGTCCGCCGAAAACCGAAGCCCGCCAGCGGCTGGTTGAGCTGAGTCGCACGGCCTGGCAGACCTTCTTCTACCTCTGGCGAAACGGTGAGCTGGGGCACGGCCTGTGGGGCTGCTGCCTGACTTCGGATGTGTACGCCATGTTCCTTGAGTGGTGCTCCCACAACAAAGAGAACTCCATGAGCCACACGAAGTTCTCGCTGATGTTCAGCGCGAAGGTGGAGAAGACGCGCCCTATCCCCTGGACGGATGGCAGTTCTCGCCGATTTGCGGCGTTCTTTGTGCCCTGCGAGGGCGATCCTTCCCTGCCCCCATCCATGAAGTCGGCCGAGCTGGGCAAGACCGTTGTCGAGTGGCGTGCCCGAGCAAAGCTGGCGGGCTGGAGCGTGGACGGTTGGGACCACATCAAGAGGCTTGCGGCATGACTCTGCCATTAAGTGTGTTGGGTGTGTTGGGTTTGTGTTGGGTTGGTTTTGGTGAGCCAACACACATTCAGGCCCCGGAATCTGTGGCTTTGCGGGTATGTGTGTTGGGTGTGTTGGGTTTGTGCGCACGCGCGCGCGCGCGATTTTTTTTAATCGCTGAAATCGAAGGGGGAAGAAATCTCTATGCGAACCCTGAAAAACCCAACACACCCAACACACCCAACACAGTTACTTCCAATCCATTGAATTCATTGGGCTTTGAGTGTGTTGGGTTTGTGTTGGGTTTGCCAAATGCGTGTTGGGTACTGGCCGGGGAGGGCTGGCGATGACGAAGGACCAAGGATTGCGCCTACAGCAGCAGGTGGATCACGCGCTGCACCGCATCGATATGGCGGTACTTATCGACCAGTCCGAACGCCTGCGTCTGGTTGCCGAGCTGATGAAGCATTGGGGAGAGCGACGTGGGCAGCTTGGGCTGGATGCCAGCTTGGGCAGTCAAATGGGCAGCATCATGGAATGGAAGGGGGCTGCACCGCGCGGTGGCTCGTCCGGTTCGCGAATTCTGGTCGGCGGTGCAGGCCTTGATCACGCGGCAGCAGAGGTTGACGCGGCAGTGGTCCAGCTGGAGCGGCGTGATCCGCGCGGGGCTACGCTGGCCAAGCTGGCCCAACTGCGCTACCTGTATGGGGCCACAGTGCGCGAGCAGATGCGCGAGGTTGGGCTGGCTGAGGACGCCGACCGCACCTACCGAAACTGGGTTAAGGCCCTTCACCTACAGGTGTTTGCCATCCTGGCCGCCCGCGCTGGCCGCGTCCGGCAGCAGACCGTTCGTCGGGTGACTATGCGACTTGCGTGCAACATTGATGAGACATAACCACCACATGGCGACGAACCGAAAATAGGCCCTTTTCGGTTTTTCCGGTGGCATGTAAAAAGACGCCACGATATCAAAAGTGCGCTTAGGCGCTTACCCCACAAGCACTGTGCTGTGCAAGCCGCTCCGAATTGTCGGCGCACCGAGAACCCTGCCAACTGGCGGGGTTTTCTTTTTCCGGCGCCGTGCTTTGCAAATGAGGCTTACATGAACAGCGAGCAACAAACGTTAGCCGAACTGCCAATCTGGATGGTGATCGTGCTGTCCCTGGTCGGCGGTGTTTCGGGAGAGATGTGGCGGGCGGACATGGCGGGCGCTCGCGGTTGGGGGCTGATTCGCCGGTTGGCGTTGCGCTCTGGTGCCTGCGTGACCTGCGGTCTTTCGACCAACATGCTGCTGTACGCCCTCGGCGTATCGGTATGGGCGGCAGCAGCGGTTGGATGCTTGGCTGCGATGGCCGGCGCCGATGTCGCTATCAACCTCTACATGCGCTGGGCCGCCAAGCGGCTGGGCGTGAGCGAGATGCCACCGCCCAGTCACCCTGGTGCCGGTTAAGACAAGCGCTTCTGTTTAGTCGTCAACCTCATTGATGCTGACTTTGAGCGTCCTCGCGAAGTAGCCGTGATGCTCTACAGCCTCGATAACCTCTTTCCTGTTTAGTCCCAAGGGGAGGCTACCGACTTCGCTATCGACTTGGTTTGGTCGTTCAAGCCCGTTCAGAAAACTAGGTTGGAGATCTTTAAGCTGATTGATGCTTGTGCCGCGCTTCACGATCAGAAGTCTCTCAAGCGCCTGATCGCGGTAGATATCGAACTGCATTTTCAAGTCCTTTTTGATGGGGCGTCAGAACGATGCCGCTAACCGGACTTGTTACCACGACTGCTCTTATTTTTACAGCTCACCAATCTGTGAGCTCAACCTACCTGTGAGGTGCTTATGACTCAGAAAACTTACACCGTGTTTCTGCCTGATCGTCCCTTGCCCATTTGTATCGAGGCTGACGATTTCGCGCCTTTGGGTTGCGAGCTGGTTCTGCGTAAGGGCGACGAAGCGGTGGCGCGTACTTCTGATCGCGGTTTTGTGGTTCGTACCGATTTGGCGCGCGAGTCTTGCGCAAATGCTGAACTGTTGCCCTGGGAGCCGAAGCGTTCGACCGTGGAGCCAATTGCGCCTGGCGCCGTTGCGGAGATCAAAAGCCATCCTGCCCCTGTGTGGCCTTTTTTGGCCGGTGTCGGTGCGGCGTTGGCTGGCCTTTATGGGGTCGGCTGCTGGTTGGTGTGATGAAGTACTCCGGTCGTTGCTGGCTAGGGCCGGGGACCCTGGCGATATGGCCGGGGTACGGGGCAGGAAACCCGCGGCTCTTCGCTAGCGGACAGTTCGCCAGCTTACTGAAATTCAACCCGTTGAAATTGAAAGTTGTTTGTTGAAATACCATTGAAATGGAGGGCTCATGACGGATCCGAACTTCTTGTCAAAGAGCGCCTTCGCTGCTCGCATAGGGCGATCCCCCAGTTACATCACCTGGTTGAAAGGCAACGGCCGCCTGGTGCTTTCACCCGATGGGAAATTGGTGGATGTGCCGGCCACCGAGGCCAAGATTCAGGAGACAGCTGATCCGGCCAAAGCAGCCGTCGCGGCTCGGCATGAAGAAAACCGCATCGAGCGGGACGTCCGGGCCCACATCCAGCCCAGCGCCGACACACCTGCGGTGCAGCCAGCGGATCATGCGCCGAGGGGAGGCCCCAACTTCCAGCGATCGAAGGCGCATCGGGAGTTTTACCTTGCTGGGCTGGCAGAGACAGAGTTCTACAAGGTCCGGGGCAATCTGGTTGAACGCGCCGCAGTTGAAGATGCCGCGTTCGCTGCTGGCAGGATGCTTCGCGAACAGTTTTTTGGGCTTGCTCCGCAGCTCGCAGGCGAACTGGTCGGGATGAGCGACCCATGGGACATCGAGAAGCACCTCACCGACACCTTCCGTCGACTGTTCACCGAGGCGGCCAAGATGAATAGCGTCGACCTAGAGAAGGCCATTGCACAGAAACGAGCTGCCAAACAGAGCTGAGCCTATGCACACCGGATACGCAGACGGTGCAGAGGTGTACCGCGATGCGTTTTGCCGAGGGCTAATGCCAGACCCTGATTTATGGGTCGACGAGTGGGCTGATGAGTACATGCGAATCCCGCGTGATACTGGTGCAGCAGAGCCTGGCAAATACCGCACTGCACGTACCCCGTATGCCCGCGAACCCATGCGCTGCCTGTCGCCTGCCCATCCGTGTAAGCGGGTGGTGACAAAAATTGCTTCGCAGCTGATGAAGACCCAGATAGCCCTGAATTGGATCGGGGCGCTGATCCACATGGCGCCGGCCAACATCTTGACGCTACTACCCACCGGAGGGCTGGCGAAGCGGGTGTCTTCGCGGATCGGCAAGACCATCGATGCAGTGCCGGAGTTGAAGGCCCGTGTGGCGACGGCACGTTCCAGAGATGCCCGTAACACCTTGGACACCAAGGAATTCGATGGTGGTGCACTCTTTGCCACCACGGCCGGCTCGGCGGCCAACCTTTCAGAGCTGACGGCCCGTTATGTCTACGGTGATGAAGTCGATCGCTGGGAAGTGGACGTCAATCAGGAAGGCGATCCGATCAAGTTGGCAGAGGCGAGGGGTAGTACGTTCGGGCGCAACGCCAAGTTCTACTTTTCCAGTTCTCCTCTCATCAAAGGCATGTCTCGGATCGATGATCTCTTCAAAATGGGGGATCAGCGACACTACTACGTGCCTTGCCCGACTTGCGGTCACATGCAGGTGCTGACCTGGGAGCGGCTGTTGTACTCGGCTGATTTTAGTACCACGCATTACCAGTGCGCTGGACCCGAGTGTGACGTGCTTATCGAAGAGCATCACAAAGCAGAGATGCTGGCCAAAGGCGAGTGGCGTGCCCATGCGGAGGGTGATGGCGAGACGGTTAGCTTTCACCTCAATGCGTTGTATGCCCCGCTAGGTTGGCATTCTTGGGCGACACTGGCCCGCGAGTTTGATGAGGCTAAGCGTGCCCAAGCTCGTGGCAACCAGCATCCTATGCAGGTTTTCTATAACACCCGGCTGGCTGAGGTTTGGGACAGCGCACTTGAGCAAACCAAGGCCGAGGTACTGCAGGCTCGTGCTCAGCAGGAAGACTATGTACTTGGCACCTTGCCAGTGGGGGCGCTCGCTTTAACGGCTTCGGTCGACGTTCAGGCCAACCGCCTGGAGTTGATGGTCATGGGCTGGGGCTCTGGTATGGAGCGCTGGGTAGTCGATCACCAGGTGTTGCCTGGCGATCCGGCAGATGAGCGTACCTGGTCGCTGTTGGACGAGCGGCTGAAGGTTCGGTACCGACATCCCTGCGGTGTAAGCCTAGCGATTTTGGCCACAGGTATTGACTCCGGCGGTCATCACACCCACGAGGTCTACCAGTTCACTCGCGTGCGTCGCTGGCGCAACGTGTTTGCACTCAAAGGTGCGAGCAAGCCCGGCAAGCTTGTGATCGCACAGCGTCCGTCGCAGGTGGATGTCACCTGGAAGGGCCAGACCGAACGCAACGGCGCCGAGCTGTGGATCGTTGGTACCGATACGGCAAAGGACTGGATCTACAACCGATACAACTTCGAGACAGGGCCTGGTGCGCTTCACTTCGCCAAGGACCTTCCCGACGAGTTCTTCCAGCAATGCGTGGCCGAACGGAAGATCGTTCGCTACGTAAAAGGTAAAGAGCGTTTCGAATGGGTCAAGAGCAAGGCCGAGCGCAACGAGGCGCTTGACCTGATGGTGTACAACCTGGCCATGGCCAACTTCCTCGGCCTTCACCGCTATGGCGAACAGGACTGGGACAAGCTGCGACAGGCGCTCGCGCAGGCCAACTTGTTCGAGCAAGGCGAACCGGAGCCAGCCCGGTCCCCGGCCAGCGAGCTTGGTGACGACCAGGACGACGAGGTCGGTTCACCCGCTCCTGCACCTGTTCCGGTCAAGCGCAACGATCCGCCACCAACGCCGGCTTCACGAGCCGCGCCCCAACCCATGCAACGCCGCAGCTCCAGCAGCGGCTACCTGAAGAGACGCTGACATGGCTTATACAAAAGCACACCTCGACGCTGTCGAGCGGGCGATTGCGCGCGGTGAAAAGATCGTTCGCTACTCGGATCGCACCGTCGAGTATCGAACGGTGGACGAGCTGATCAAGGCTCGCGACCTGATCCGCACCGAGCTGACGAATGCCGCCGGGCCACGCTCGCGCGTAGTGCGCGTATTCCACGGAGGCAGGGGGCTGTGAGCGGACGCTACTTGTCCCTCGGTCGTTCGGGCATCTTGGTGCCCGAGCGGATCAAGGCCAGCTACGAAGGCGCCGCCGAGGGACGGCGCTCATCAAACTGGGATGCCCCGGATACTGGCGTGAACAGCTTGATCATGCCGGCCTTGCGTAACCTCCGCTCCCGCTCCCGCAGTGCGGTGCGCAACGACCCCTACGCCGCCAACGTCATCGACAAGCGTGTCAGCAACCTGATCGGTACCGGCATCACGCCGCACCCTCGGCTGCTCGACAAGGCAATCCGCAAGGTGATGCAGGAGCTGTGGGAGGACTGGGTAGATGAGGCTGATGCCGATCAGCTCACGGACTTCTACGGCCTGCAGGCGCTGGTGGCGCGTACGGTAGAGCAGTCGGGCGAGTGCTTCATTCGTCTGCGCCCGCGCCGGCTAGAGGACGGCTACGCGGTACCACTTCAGTTGCAATGCCTATCGCCAGAGTTTGTCCCCCATGACAAGTTCGAAATGACCCGCTTCGGCAACGTCATTCGAGCCGGGATCGAGTTCAACGCCATGGGGCGGCGCGTGGCGTACTGGTGCTACCGCAACCATCCCAGCGACAAGTCCTCTCTCAATGTGGGCTACAACCAGCTGGTGCGGATCCCGGCTGAGCAGATGCTGCATGTGTTCGAGCCCTTGGAGCCCGGACAACTGCGGGGTGTGCCGCGCTTGGCGCCGGTCCTGAAGCGTCTGCGTAGTCTGGATAACTTCGACGACGCGGTGTTGTTCCGCCAAGAGGTTGCCAACCTGTTTGCCGGCTTCGTCCGCAAGCCAACACCGGACGGTCCGCCGCAACTCGACCCGCTTACCGGGGCGCCGGTCAGGTACGACCGGGACGGCTTCACCCCGATGGTAGGGCTGGAGCCCGGCACGATGCAGGAGCTACTGCCTGGTGAGCAGGTCGAGTTCTCAGACCCGCCGGACGCCGGCAACAACTATCCCGACTTCATGCGGCAGCAGCTGATGGCCGCTGCCGCCGGCTCGGGGCTGCCTTACGAACTCATGACCGGCGATATGCAAGGTGTGAACGACCGCGCGATCCGCGTGGTACTGACCGAGTTCCGCCGAAGGTTGGAGCAGCTCCAGTTCCAGGTGTACGTCCATCAGTTGTGTCGGCCGGTGCGCAAAGCCTGGTTGGACATGGCCGTGCTTGCCGGAGCGCTCGACCTGCCGGATTACGCGCAGCGGCGGCGCGAGTACCAGCGTACCCGTTGGGTACCTCAGGGCTGGGCCTACATCCACCCGGTGCAGGATGTCCAGTCGCGCAGCATGGAGATCGCCGCGGGCTTCGCCTCGCGAAGCGAGGTGTGCCTGCGAAACGGTACGGACGCGGAGGTGGTCGACGAAGAGAACGCCGCCGATATCGCCCGGGCAAAGGCTCTGGGCCTCAACTACAGCAGCTTGCCGGCCATCGAGGACGACCCTGATGAGTCCGGCGACAAGGGGAAGAAATGAAAAAGCTGATGCCGTTTCGCATCTTTAACAAGGCGCCCTCGGTGCAGCAGGTTGAAGACCAGCACTGGTACAAGATCAGCGCGGCAAGTGAGGGGCAGGGCGATGCCAAGGTCGATGCCGCTCCCATCGAGATCTACATCTACGGTGAGATCGGGGGCTGGGGCATCACCGCGAACGAGTTCATTCAGGACCTGAAGGCGATCGATGACGGCGTTTCCCCGGTGGTGGTGGCGTTCAACACCATCGGCGGCGATCTTTTCGACGGCCTGGCCATTCACAACGCGCTGAATCGGCTGGGTGAGCGCTGTACCGCCCGTGTTGATGCTCTGGCGGCCAGCGCAGGGAGCGTCGCAGCGTGCGGCGCCCACCGCCTGGTGATGGCTTCCAATGCGATGCTGATGGTGCACAACCCGTGGACCTGGACCAGCGGTGATGCCGAGGACCTGCGCCGGGTGGCTGACGTCCTTGACCAGACCTTCGAGGCAATCATCGCGGCTTACAAGGCCAAGGCGCCGGGCATCGACGATGCCGAGCTGCGCCGTATGGTCAATGATGAAACCTGGTTGACTGCCCAGGAAGCCCTCGCACTGGGCCTGGCTGACGAAGTGGGCAACGGGGTCGAGGTCAAGGCGTGCCTTGGTCAGGGCGCTGCGATGCAGCGGTACCGTCAGACACCTAAGGCGCTGCTGGATCAGTTGGCCGACCAGCCGGAGGCCACAGGTGGCCAGCCGGCAACACCGCCTGACTTACCAGCGGCTGACCCTGTCGACTCTACCGCGCTGGCCTTGATGATCGCCCAGGACTGCGCCAAGGCGGGAATCAACAACCTAGTCGAGCCGTTGATCGTCTCCACCAAGCTGGCCGACAAGGCCACGGTGCAGGCTGCCTTGACGCGTGCCAAGGGTGTCCGTGATCTCTGCGTAGCCGCTCGGCTGCCAGAGCTAACCGTTGAATTTGTGCAGGCCGGCCTGGAGCCTGATGCGGTGCGGGCGCGGCTGTTCGAGAAGCTGGTCAGCTCCGGCAAGGGTTTTGAGATCGACAACAGCCTGCCGCCGGCCGACGACGAGCCAGAGAAGGTCAAGGCGCAGTTACCCAATCCATCCAGCATCTGGGCTGCCCGCCGGCAGGCCGCCAATAAAGGAGCACGACCATGAGTAACATCCGCCAGGAGCCGGTGCACGCCGGTGAGTTCCTGCTTTCCGAGGGGCCGGGAAAGATCTCTCGCGAAGCCATCAATGTCGTTGCCGGTCCTGGCCTGGTCGCTGGCCAAGTGCTTGGTCTGGTAACGGCCAGCAGCGAATTCACTGCCTACGACCCCGCTGCAGAAGACGGCAGCGAAAAAGCCGTGTGCATTCTCTATGCCTCTCTCGGTGAGTCCGAAACCGTTCGGCGCGGCCGCGCGGTGGTGCGGCTGGCCGAGGTCAGTGAGGCCCTGCTGACCGGCATCGACGCCGATGCGGAACAGGCATTGGCAGCGCATTTCATCATCCTGCGCTGACCCGACTCTCTTTCACCCCAACCCCGCCCTGAGCGGGGTTCTTAATTTCTGGAGTACCTCATGGCTGAGATTGCCATTTTCCAAGACGACGCTTTCGGCGTTGCAGCCCTCACCGCTGCTATCAACGAGCAGGAGTATGTGCCAGGGCGCCTTGCGGCTCTTGGCCTGTTCCAAGAAGAGGGTGTCGCCACCCTTACCGTGCAGATCGAGAAAGACGGTGACACGCTCGCTCTGGTGCCGGCGGGGGAGCGCGGTACCTCTGGTCTGGTGGTGGGTGGTAGCAAGCGCACGCTGATCCCGTTCAATACCGTTCATCTGCCGCAGCGCTTTGCGATCAAGGCGGACGAGATCCAGGGTATTCGCGCGTTCGGCACGCTGACGGAGCTGCAGGCCGTACAGGATGTGGTCAACAAGCGTCTGGCCAAGGCGAAACGCCAACTGGATGCCACTCACGAGTTTCATCGGATGGGGGCCATCAACGGCAAGGTGCTCGACGCCGACGGCTCTTCAGTGCTGCTGGACATCTACAAGGTTTTCGGGGTGTCGCAGCAGAAGCAGTCGATGGGACTGAATGACCCGAACGCCAACATTCAGGTGCAGTGCATGGACGCCTTGGACATGCAAGAAGATGCTCTCGGCAACGTGACCACCACCGGCGCCCGCGCTTTCTGCGGCAAGACCTTCTGGAAGAAACTCATCGCCCACTCATCGGTTGTCGATACCTACAAGGGTAGCCAGCAGGCCGCAGCGCTTCGTGGCGACGGGCGTGAAACGTTCGAGTTCGGTGGTATCAGCTGGGAGCGTTACCGGGGCAAGGTCGCGGGTGTTCCATTCGTCCCTGACGATGAAGCGCGCTTGGTGCCTGAGGGGGTTTCTGAGCTGTTCCTGTCGGTTTACGCGCCGGCAGACTACATGGAAACCGTCAACACCGAAGGCCTGCCGTATTACAGCAAGCTGGAGGAAATGCCCTTCGGTAAGGGTGTTGCGGGTGAGGCTCAGTCCAACCCGTTGCACATCTGCACGCGTCCCCGTGCAGTCATCCGCCTGACCGCCTGATCATGGCCTTCCGCGACCTGATCGATGATCTGGACGAGGTGGTGTTCGATGTCCTCGGCGATCTTGCGCATATCGAAGGTCGCGAGGTTCTCGGGATGTTCTCGGCGCCGTGGCTGCAGCCCAAGCTCGGCCAGATCAATACCGGCCTGCGTGAGCCGCACCTGGTCATCCGCGTTGGCGACAACGCGGGTGTCGATACGCGGCAGAGCGTGGTGGTCGATCTGCCGCCTGAGGACGGTGGGGGCAACTACATCGTCACGCGCATAGAGCCAGGCGGCGATGGCCTGGTAACGCTCGTTCTGAGGAGAACACCATGAGTGTCGGCAGCTATCACAAGGTGTCAGCCAGTGCGGGGTTGTTAACCCTGCAGATGAGCCCGCAAGACGTCAAAGGCTTCGAGGACTTTGCCAAGCTGGTACCCAAGGCTATGGCTGCAGCTCAGCGCCGAGCGATTAACAAGACGCTTCGTTGGCTTCGCGGGCAGGTTGCGCGTGAGGTGGGGCGGCAAGAGCGAATCGCCATCGCTGCGGTGAGGCAGCGGCTCAAGGCCTTCCCGATGGGCAGCAACGGGCAAGGCAAGCTGTGGTTCGGTATCCGTCCAATCGAAGCCAGTCGCGCTGGTCGTCCTCGGCAAACCCGAACCGGTGTTTCGGTGGCTGGGCGCCGGTACCAGGGGGCGTTCTATCGGCAGGTATACGGGGGCAAGCCGGATATCTGGATCCGCACAGCCAGCAAGCACTTCGATGCTGCCGACTACCCGGATAGTGAAGTCTCTGGTGGCGGTGGGCGTAGGTCCGGCTGGGTTTCAGAGAACGACAGTCGCTTCCCACTGGCGAAGGCGAAAATCTCGCTCGATGACGTTCGACCTCACTTTGAAGCTTGGACTAACCGGGCGCACGATCGGTTGAAGGTGGTCCTCGAGCAAGAGCTGAACTTTGAACTGCAGAAGTATTTGCGGAGAACAGGCAATGGTTGATGACCCGATACCTCTCGCTGGGATCTACGCGGCGATTGAGCAACATTTAAGTGACGCCATCCCGGGCCTCGCCTATGTCGGCACCATGCCGGACGGGATCGAGGTCGTGCCGATGCCTGCAGTAGTGCTGGAGTTGGCTGGCCTTGAGAGTGCGGACAAGGATCCTGGCACCGGTGAAACTGCCGTCGATGCTCGCTTCGAGGCGCGTGTGATTGTTGGTGCGGAGGTGCCCAACTGCTTGCATGTGGTCGCGTTCGCTGCGGCACAGCTGGCGGTGCTGTTACGGATGCAGTCCTGGGGCTTAGCGGTTGAGTTTGCTCAGTTCGTAAGGGCAGAGCGGGACTGGAGCCGCCCCGAGCTGGATAGTTACGCGGTCTGGGTGGTTGAGTGGACTCAGGTGATCTATCTCGGAGAGGAGGAGTGGCCGTGGCCCCGAGAGCCCGGCCCGCTGGTGGTTGCCTTCGATCCTGACAGTGGTCCAGGCAACGAGCATCTCTACCAATCGCCTGAGGCTCTGGAGTGAGTTACGCGAGCGCCGAGCACGACCGGATGCTGGCCTGCGTCGTGATCAAGGGCTATGTGGTAGCGGTCGACCTGGATGCTGGCAAGCTGCGCATGTCGGACGGTACCGGCTGGAGCAGTGCCTGGGTGCGTTGGCACTCGTTGGCTGCCGGCAAGGCGCGACACTGGCGAGCACCGAGCCTGGGGGAGCAGGGCGCATTGATCAGTCCGAGCGGCGACCCCGCTCAGGGTACTTTTATTCCCGGCCTGTACGGCAACGCTGGCGAGCGCCCGGACAACCGCGACCATGTCGAGGTGTGGCGTTTCGATGATGGCGGCTCCCTGATCTACGACTGGGAGGCCAATAGCTACACCATCAAGCTGCCCACCGGCACGGTCAACATCGAGGTCGGCAGCAGCAAGGCGGTGGTTACCGACGACACGATCACCGCCAAGTCCGACGCGATCAGTGCCGAGGCCGAGAGCATCACGGCTAAGGCAGCCCTGATCACCTTGCAGGGCGCCGTGCAGATCGATGGACCGTTACGCGTAACGGGCGACATTCTCGGGCTCGGGAAAGTCATCGACACCACCGGCAACACGCCGAACCACAAGCACTGAGGTTGATATGGCTGAAGACCTGAATGCCCCTATCAGCGGGACTGATCGTCACCAGATTGAAAAAATGATTGGCTACGGCATCACCGGCTTTGCGGATCACTTCCGCATGCTGAGCTACTGGCGTCGGCTGCTGGCGGGTGAGAACGACCCGGAAGAAATCGCTCAAGGCCTGGCTATGGCGCTTATGTCCGGGCGCTACATCCCTACGCCGCGCCCAACCCGGGCCCCGGCCCTCACCATCAACGTGTCGGGAAACCTAGACCCGGAGGCGCTGGCAAGTGCAATCAAATCGGCGGTTGAGCAGGCCTTTGCCGGCCATCGCTGATCCTGAAACTCAATCCATAGAGGCCCGCTTTTGCGGGTTTTGTCTTTTCTGGAGAGCCTTATGGCAGTCAAGAGAACAGCTGCGGATGACGCAGCTACGGACGCGGACGCCTCCGCTGCTGAACCTGTCGCGCTGGCCGGGGTGGCCTTCACTGACAGCGCTTACACCTCACGCTCACTGTTCCTGCAGGCCGGCGACGACCTACGCGAGTTCAAGGTGCAGGCCGGCCGCGTGACTGTCCAGGGCGACGACGCCGAAGCGCTGGCTTTCCTGGGTGGCCACGCTGACCTGCAGCGCCTGGACGGTTAAACATGATCGGCGTGGACCGGCGAACCGGCCAGCCACTTTCGGGCCTCGATCATTTGAAACAGTCGATTGAGGACATTCTGACCACACCTTTGGGCACCCGGCGCATGCGGCCGGACTACGGCAGCAACCTGCGCCGCTTTGTCGACCTGCCGGTTAACGAGGGCTGGAAAAGCGCCGTGCAGGCCGAAGTTGCCCGCGCCTTGGGCCGCTGGGAGCCGCGCGTGCAGCTGGAGCGCGTCAAGGTGGTTTCCGTGCTTGATGGCCAGATTGGCCTGGAACTGACAGGCCAGTACTTGGGCAACTCGGCCGTCGTGGAGGTGAGTGCATGATTGACCTGTCTTTGTTGCCCCCGCCCGATGTGGTGGAAACCCTGGACTTTGAGACGCTTTATCAGGAGGTGGTAGGCATTTTCCGCAGCCACATGGGCGACCAGTGGACGGCGCTGTTGGAGTCCGATCCGGTGGTCAAGCTGATGGAGGTCATGGCCTACCGCGAGCTGCTGATGCGCGCACGGGTCAATGCGGCGGCCAAGGCCAGCTTGCTGGCTTATGCCACGGGTGCGGATCTAGTTAATCGTGCGGCTGACTACGGTGTTGAGCCGCTGGTAATCAGGCCGGCCGATCCTGACGCGGTGCCGCCAGTGGAGGCCATCATGGAAGACGACGAGGCGCTGCGCTACCGCGCGCGGCTGTCGCTTGAGGCGCTGTCCGTTGCTGGTAGCCGGGGCGCGTATGAGTACCACGCGCTGACCGCCTCGGCCGAGCTGACCAACGTATCGGTCGACTCGCCCCGTTTTACCGGGGTTGCGCTCGATGCCGCGGTTAAAGCGCAACTGCCGGACGGGGCTATTGTGGTGGTCTGCAACTACGACGCCGGGCTGGAAAAGCCGCTGCCCGGCGACGTGTCGCTGGCCATCCTGCCAAGGCTGGACAGCACCACGCTTCCGGCGCAGCTGGTTAATACGGTGCAGACCGCGCTCTCGGCCGAAAGCGTGCGGCCAGTCACAGACCGCCCGCGTGTGCAGGTAGGGGCGCCGAGTGACTTCAAGGTCCAGGCCGTCCTGCACGTTGAGGCTGGGCCAGATCCGGCGGTCGTCAAGGCGACAGCCCGGAAAGGCCTGGACGCGGCCATTGCCGAGGCACGGCGCCTGGAGGGGCAGCTGCCGCTGTCAGCGATCTACGCGGCGTTACACGTTACGGGCATTAGCCAGGTCGACCTGGTGCACCCGGCTGCGGGAATCGCGTGTGACAAGCGGCACTACCCCAACTGCACGTCAATCGCGCTGACCACGCAGGTGGTGACGTGAGCCTGCTGCCGCATAACGCCACCCTGCTGGAGCGCTCGCTGGAGGCGGCGGGCGAGCAGGGTATTGACCCGGAAATCATCCGGGGCATTGCCGACTCGACGCGCTGCCCGCCTGACTTCCTGCCGTGGCTCGGTTGGGCCTGGAAGGTAGAGGGCTGGGAGGCGGCCAACAACAACGCCCAGCGCCGCGAGCTGGTCCGCGAGGCGATTCCGGTTCACAAGACCAAGGGCACCGTCGGGGCGATCCGGCGGGTGCTTAAGGCGGTGCGGGTCAATGCGGATTTCAAGGAATGGCACCAGATCCCGAACGCGGCCCCGTACACGTTTCAGGTCACGGCCTGGGCGAACGAGAACCGCGAGGGGGAGGGCTCGATTATTTCGCCGCAGCTTGGGGCGCGTCTGCGCGCCCTGGTCGACGCGGCAAAGAACGAGCGCAGCCACTACAAGTTTCGCCTTGGCGCGCGCTTTGACGGCGGCCTGCTGTTTGCCAATGCCAGCCGAGCGCGCGGCCTGCAGCGCCTGACTGTGAATGCCCAGGCGGTGCAGATCGACGTTGCAGTGCAGGGCCTGCAGTTCGCCAATGCCACCCGGTCGTTCGGCGTGTCTCGGCGCTCTGTCGAGGCTCTGGGCGTTCCGATCAACGCTGAATCGGGCTTTGTGGTCGCCAGTGCGACCCGTGCCCTAGTCGTCGTGCGTACCACGATGGAGGCTGTTCTATGAGTACCCCGTTACAACCTGTGATCACCAAGGCGGGGCTGGCGGCGATCCTGCGGGCCGATAACACCGGCATCGCGGCGCAGATAACCCACATTGCCCTTGGCACATCCGGCTACACGCCGTCAGCCGACCAGAAAAGCCTGGTTGCGCAAACGGCCAAGTATCCGATTGCCGGCGGCGAGCGCCTGAGCAGCACCTTGCTACACCTGACCGCCCTTGCCGATGGCGACCGCGCTTTTTGGGTGCGGGAAATCGGCTTTCTGCTGAGCGACGGCACCCTGTTGGCGGTGTGGTCCGATTCATCCACCCCACTGGCCTACAAGTCGGCGGATACCGACTTGCTGCTGGCCTACGACCTTTCGCTGGCAGCGCTGCCGGCGGATAGCGTGACGATTGTCAGCAACGAGGCCGGCCTGAGCCTGAACTTGGCCGGGCCGCTGGCTGCGCAGGCGCAGGCATTGATTGCCGAGCAGCTGCGCGGCCTGCAGCGACAGGATCAGCTCGACCAGCAAGGCCAGTGGCAGCGCGTGGCGGGGGAGCAGCTTTCCCGCTTGCTGTCGCGCATGTCGGACGTGGAGCGCCGGCAAGATGCCGACCGCGAAGGCCTGGCCAGCGGCGTCACCAGCAATGCCGCTGCAGTGATTGCTGATCAGTTGCGTGGCCTGCAGCAGCAGGACCAGTTGGACGCCCAGGGCAAGGTATCGCGCCGGGCTGGTGTGGTTCTCGACAACCATACGCAGCGCCTGCAAGCCGTAGAGCTTCGCCAAGACAACGACCGTGAAGGCTTGTTGAGCCTTTCAATCTGTAACGCAGCGGCCGTCATTGCGCTGCAAACCCTCGTAAGCAAAAACACCTTTGGAGCATAAGACCCCATGAGTCTCGAATCTGATGTAGCCAACCTGGTCACGCAAACCAACTCGCTGCTTTCCTATTTCCAAACCCGAAAGGCGGGCATTGATGCTGCTGTCGCGGCCGCTATCGCCGCAGCGCCAGAAACCTCGCGCTCTTGGTATGTCGACCCGGTCAACGGTCTGGACACCAACAAGGGCACCCAGGCCGAGCCGTTCAAGACCATCAACAAGGCTATCGCGGTTACCCCGCCCAGCGGCGTCTGCACGGCGTACATCATGGACGACTACGACATGCCGGCCGGTATCGGCTCGCTGAACTCGGTGCTGATCATGATCGGGGTAGCGAAAAACGGTGTACGGCCGAAGCTCAAGCCCAAGTACGTCACCAGTACTGATGCCAACAGCGTCACCACCACCAACATGACCGGCTTCAACATGTACCTCGCGTCGAATCTGATTTCGATTCGAGACATGGATATCTACTTGCCGTCGCCTGCAGGGCTAAACCCGGCGCCGAACAACGCCCGTGCCGGCTCGTTCTTCCGTGGTTTCTCTAGCGTGAACGTGCCGACCGTCTTCAACGTGTCCCTGGAAAACGTGGCCGTCACCATGGCTGCGGACTGGTTCGGCAACTTCATCGGCGTTACGTCGAGCAGCGTGGTTCTGGCGACCACCAACGTATCGTTCCCAAGCGGTTTCGCTGGTCGCTACGTCAGCAACGTGGCCGCCGGCGCCCTGGTGAAAGACCTGGGCCATGTCATGTCTAACCTCGCTTCCCTGTAATTCGGAGTACACCCCATGCAAACCCGTAACTTGAGCGTCGACTTTGGCGGCGCGTTCCTTGCCGGCTACAACTATGAAGCCCTGCCCGTGGGCGCGGCCTTGCTGGTGGCTGCCATGCAGATCGACCAAGCGGCCGATGTGGCTCGCGCGTCGGTGATCAACGACCCGCTGCGTGCCCTGGAGCATCAGCGCGCGGCGGACGAGGCCCGCGCGTTCCAGCAGGCCGGTTACGCCGGCGACACGCCGGCCTATGTGAAGGCCTGGGCTGATGCTGCAGGGCTGGAGCCGCAGGAGGCCGCCGACAGCATTCTGGCTAAGGCTAAGGCTTGGGACGATGCGTTGCTGAGCCTTCGCGCCTTGCGCCTCAAGGGCAAACAGGACGTGCAGAAAGCGACAACCCACGCGGAAGCCGAGGCCATTGCCGACGTGGCCATTGCAGCGATCAAGGAGAGCGTGCAGGGCCTCGGCCTCGACGTTTAAGCCAGTTCCCACCCCGTAACCCCATGGGCCGCTAAGCGGCTTTTTTTGTGCCTGGAGGGCACGCATGAATCGAACCCACTTCGAGCACGTCCTGGCGGCGCTGCTGATCATGGTCGCCCTGTGGGGCGTCCTGGCCTGGCTGGGCGTTCCCGCTGGTCACTGGGCCGGCGCCGCTGCCGGCATCTTCTTTTTCGCCGGACGCGAGTACACCCAAGGCGAGCGCAACCTGGCGCACGTCGAGTCGGTACATCTGGCCAACCTGCGCTGGTACGACGGCCTGCGCATCTGGCGATGGACTGTAGACGGTCGCCTCGACTTCTTCTGCCCGCTGGTGGCCTGCTTGACCGTGGCGCTGCTGGTACAGGTGCTGCAGATCCTGCAGCACTGACAGTTTTCTTTTCCCACCCCTCGGGCCGCGTATGACGCGGCCCTGTGCTTTCTGGAGTCTCAAATGGCTGGATTCTTTCACGGCGTTACCGTAACGAACGTCGACACCGGCGCGCGCAACGTCTCGCTGCCATCGTCCTCGATCATTGGCTTGGTCGACACCTTCACAGAAGGCGCCGGCGCCACGGCCAAGGCCGGCGACCTGGTACTGATCACCAACGAGCGCGAGGCGGTCGCCGCATTCGGCGCGGCCTCGGCCATCACCAAGGCCTGCCAGGCCATCTATGCCCGCTCCAAGGCGGTGATTGTCGCCACCGGCGTGGCCAAGGTGGTCGACCCGGCGGCGCAGACTTCCGGGATCATTGGCGGCGTGCAGGCCAGCGGCAAGCGTACTGGCCTGCAGGCGCTGCTCGATGGTAAGAGCCGTTTCAATGCGCAGCCGCGATTGATCGTTGCGCCGAAGCACAGTGCAACCCAAGCGGTGGCTACGGCCATGGATTCGATTGCTGGCAAGCTGCGCGCCATCGGCATCATCGACGGCCCCGGCACCACTGACGAAGCGGCCACCACCTACGCCAAGCTGTTCGGCTCCAAGCGCCTGTACATGGTCGATCCAGGTGTGCAGTTCTGGGACACCACTTCCGGCGCCTCTGGTGCGACGGTAGACGCGCCGGCCTCGGCCTGGGCGGCGGGCATGTTTGCTTACACCGATAGCGAATACGGTTTCTGGTCGTCGCCGTCGAACAAGGAGTTTGTCGGCATCACCGGCACCACCCGCGCAATCGAGTACCTGGACGGCGACGAGACTTGTCGGGCCAACCTGCTCAATAACGCCAATATCGCGACCATCATCCGCGACGACGGTTTCCGTCTGTGGGGCAACCGCACGCTGTCGAGCGATTCTAAATGGGCGTTCGTCACCCGCGTGAGGACCATGGACATGGTCATGGACGCGATCCTGTACGGCCACAAGTGGGCGGTGGACCGGGGCATTACCTCGACCTACATCCGCGATGTGACCGAGGGCCTGCAAGCCTTCATGCGCGATCTGAAAGCCCAGGGCGCAATCATCAACTTCGAGGTCTACGCGGACCCAGTGCTCAACTCGGCCAGCCAGCTGGAGCAGGGCAAGGTGTACTGGAACATCCGCTTCACCGACGTTCCCCCGGCGGAAAACCCGAACTTCCGCATCGAAGTCACCAACCAGTGGTTGACCGAAGTCCTCGACCAAGTCGCGTAAGGAGCGCATCACATGGCAATGATTCCCGAAATTCTGGCCAACATGAACCTGTTTGTGGATGGGGTCAGCTTCCAGGGCGACGTGCCCAGCCTGACCTTGCCCAAGCTCACACTCAAGATGGAAGAGCACCGCCCGGGTGGCATGGACATGCCTATCGAGATGGGCGTGGGCATGGAGAAGATGGAGTCCAACTTCACCACCACTGGCGTGCGTAAAGAGTCACTGAAGTTCTTCGGCCTGGCTGACGGCAACGCTTTCAACGGCACTTTCCGTGGCTCGTTCAAGGGCCAGAAAGGTGAAACAAAGGCAGTCATCGTCACCCAGCGCGGCACCCTGAAAGAGCTGGATATGGGCGATTGGAAGCCAGGCGACAAGGCCGAGCTGAAGCACGCTGTGGCCTTGACCTATTACAAGCTGGAGGTCGGCGGCGAGGTCATCTACGAGATCGACCCGGCCGGCATGAAGCGCGTCATCAATGGCGTCGACCAGCTCGCCGGCCAGCGCCGAGACCTCGGCCTGTAACCCCTCCTGACCTTTTTACCTCCCTCTTCGAAACAAGGACATAACACCATGGCCAAGCCACTGCCAAAGTTCATCAAACTGGAAGCTGACCGCGTCACCGTAACGCTGACCAGCCCGGCCCAGTTCAACGGTGTCCAGCAGGACACCATTTCCCTGCGGGCGCCGACCGTGCGTGATATTCGCAATTCGACCCAAACCTCGGACGGTGACGACGAGCAGCGCGAGCTGAACCTGTTTGCCTCCCTGGCAGATGTTCACGTCAAAGACCTGGAGGGCCTCACCTACAAGGACTACAACCGCCTGGCGACCGGTTACAACTTTTTGGTGCGAGACGACGAGCTTTAATCCGGCCACGCAGAAGCAAGCAGCCAAGCGACTTGCGGCCGAGTTGAATTTCTCCGCCGCAGAGATCCTCACCATGTCCTACGCGGACATGGTTTGGTGGCTTACGGATTGAGCTTGCATAGGGGGCACCGATGGCAAGCAGGCTAGCGTTATCGCTGGTGATCGGGGGCGCTGTCGCCTCATCGGTAGGTGCAGCGTTCAAGACGGTCGAGAACGGCATCCAGAAACTGGAGGCCAAAGGCAACAGGGCCAAGGTGCTGAAGAGCACCATTGGCGAAACCATCAAGCTGCGCGAAGAGTGGAAGCGCGCGCACGACAGCGGCGCGGCAGGTGCAGACAAGCTGCTCCGCAAGCTGGACAGCAATCTGGATGCCTTGCGCAAGCAGGGCGTCGAGGTTGGTCGCCTAAGCCGCGAGTATCAGCGGCTGGGGCGTGAGGCGAAGAGCGCCGATCTGCAACTCAAGGGTCACCAGCAGCTGCAGGCGGGCAAGGCCTCGCTGAAGTCGAACATTGGCCAGGCTGTGGTTGCCACGGGCATGGCCGCAGTGCCGACTATGATCAGCGCGAATTATCAAGCGGTCATCCGTGACATTGCGATCAAGGCCGACATCGTCAATAAGCCGGAGGAGCGGCAGCTCACCCGGACGGTGATCGACACAGCCAAAGACACAGGGATGTCACGCAACGATGTGGCTGACCTAGTCAACCAGCTGGTCGGCGCAGGTATGGAGCTGGACAAGGCGCTGTCCTATGCGCCGGTCGCGGCCAAGTTCGCGATTGGCCAGGGGTCTTCGGGTGTCGACACCGCGTCGATGATCCAGGCGCTGCAGCAGAACGCCAAAATCAACGATCCGAAGGTCATGCAGCAGGCGCTGGAGGCTATTGCCTACCAAGGCCAGGCGGGTAGCTTCGAGGCCAGCGACATGGCCAAGTGGTTCCCGCAACTGCTGGCCGGCATGGAGAAAAACGGGATCACCGGGCTAGACGCGGTGACCTCGCTCGGCTCGATGCTGCAAGTCCAGATGAAGACCGCCGGCAGTTCGGACGAAGCGGCGAACAACTTCAAGAACTGGATGGAGAAAATCGGCGCTGGCGACGTGGTCAAGGCGTACAAGGACGCGGGCATTGATTACCAGTCTTCGCTGAACACCGGCCTGCAGAAGGGTATGAACGTCATTGAGGCGTCCATGGCCCTGGCCATGAAGTACGTCGAGGCGACCGACCCCGCGAAGGCTAAGAAGATCGAGGCGGCCAAGGCCAAAATCGACAAGGAAGTCGACCCCGAAAAAGCCAAGGCTGCACTGGACGCTCTGGAAAAGACCCTGCGCACCGGCGACATCTTCGCCGACATGCAGGTCAAGGCGGCGCTCACTGCTTATGGGCAGAACAGGGGGCTGTATGAGGAACTCAAGGCCGACTCGCAAAAGGCTTCGGGCATCCTCGACAAAAACCTGGCCGAGCGCCGTGAAACCTCGGCGCAGCAGTGGGCCGAGACGGTCCAGGCGGCTGACGACGCAATGCGCAGCATTGGCGACGCTATCCGTCCTGCAACTGATATGGCGGCGAAAGGCCTGACAGCGGTCGCCCGTGGCATCACCTCGCTGTCTGACAGCTTCCCGGCTATCGTCTCGGGCATTACCGGCACCGTGGCGGCCATCCTCGCACTCAAGACTGCGTCCAGCGCGTTCAAGATCGGGCGTGGTGTGTTGAATCTCGCGCGAGGTCGAGGCCTGGAGAGGATAGCCGGCCGGGCAGGGCGTGGCGATCGTACGCTCATTGAGCTGCCTAAGACGGGCAGCAAAGTGGTCGATACCGGCCTTGGCCTGCTGGGTAAGGTGTTTGGAGCAACGCCGACGGATGCGGCGCCTGCGAACGACTCTCTAGCAGGCAGGGATGATACGCAGCGGGTGTTCGTGGTCAATACCGATGCATTCAGCGGGATCGGCAGTAGCGTCACAAACAGCGCGCCTGCAGCACCTGCCCGTGGTAGTCGTAGAGCCCGGCGTCGGGCTCGCAGAAGAGAGGCAAGGCAAGCGCCCCCAGCCCGGTCCGTTGTGAAAGTTGAGGCCCCTAAGCCGCCACCGGTGAAGCCAGCTATTCCTGCTGCTGCGCCGAAGGTGGTGACCGGGGTTGAAGATTTGGGCAGGGTTGCTCGCTCGGTGCGTGGCGTTACGCGTCTTGCCAAGCGACTGCCTGGTGGGAATGTGGTGGACGCCGGTGCCGCTGCGATCGATGTCGCGATGAATGCCAGTTCTCAAGATGAGAAGGCAGAGGGGTACGGAGGTGCAGCTGGCAGCCTTGCGGGAACACTCGCAGGCGCGGCTGCTGGAGCGGCCATTGGATCGGTGGTACCGGTCATAGGGACGGCAGTAGGCGGCGCCATCGGTGCTGTACTGGGTGGAATGGGTGGCGAGTCGCTCGGCGGGTGGCTGGGCAAGCGCTGGTTTGGCGATGAGCAACCCGAGCTCGAAGCCAGGGCGAAGCCGGAAAGTCCGCCAGCGCCTGAGGAGGCGGTACGTGTATCCCTGGCACCGGCTCAAAAGGACAAGCCAACCCCCAAGGTTGATACCTCGGCCCCGTTACCAGCAGCGGCAAAGGCTGCTGTCTTAGCGCCGATAGTGATCGACAACCGTGAACCTGCCACCCAGTCAGTGCCGGCGGCGCCGGTACCGGCACTAGGTGATACGGTGCGCAACGTGCCAGCCGAGCCTGAGGTGTCGTATGAACCGCTCGACCCGGCGTCTAAAGACCCTTACCTGGTGCCCGCGCTGACGGCCAACAAGGTCCGTTTCCCAGGTGCGCCTCTGGTGCGGCCACCGGCGCAGCCCGAACCTCAACCTGAGGTCGAGCCGATCGAGCAGGAACTGCCGAGGTTGGGCGACACGGTGCGAGCCGTGGCCACCCCGACCCCGGCTGAGCCTGAAGTGTCGTATGACCCGCTCGACCCGGCGTCCAAAGATCCGTACCTGGTGCCCGCGCTGACGGCCAGCAAGGTGCGTTTCCCTGGTGCGCCACTTGTACGGCCGCCGGCGCAACCGGCGCCTCAAGCCGAAGGCTTGCCGATCGCGCAGGAGCCGCCAGCGAAACTGGGCAAGACGGTGCGAGCCGAGGCCGTTTCGGCGCCGGTACAACCTGAGCCAGCAGTCGAGCCTGAACCGGCACCGGCGCTGCAGGAACTGCCGAAGTTGGGCGACACGGTAAAAGCCGTGGCCACTCCGACCCCGGTCGAGCCTGAAGTGTCGTATGACCCGGTCGACCCGGCGTCCCGGGACCCGTATCTGGTCCCGGCATTGACGGCAAGTAAGGTTCGCTTCCCTGGTGCGCCGCTGGTGCGGCCGCCGGCGCAGCCTGACCCTATGCCTGAACCTGTGCTGCAGGAAGCACCGAAGCTAGGCAGCTCAGTGCGAGCCGTGGCTGCACCGGCGCCGACTGAGCCTGCGGTGTCGTACGACCCGCGCGACCCGGAGTCCAAGGACCCGTACCTGTTGCCGGCGTTGACGGCCAACAAGGTGCGTTTCCCCGGCGCAGGCCTGGTGCCACCGCAAGCCAAACCGCAACCGGCGCCGGCAACGTCGCCGGTGAAGCTGGGCGAAACGGTGCGCGAGGTGCCGGCTAAATCGGCACCGGCGCCTGTGATGATCGACAGCAGCGAGCGTAGGCCCGCCGCTGATCGTGCGTCACCGCCAGCTGTCCCCCAGTTGGCAACCTTGCCGGTCGGTTTCGGTGATGTGGTGCGTGACATGGTGGCCAAGGCGTCACCAGTGCCCCCTCGGATGCCCGAAGTGGCTCAGCCAGCCAAAGCGGCTACGCCTGGGGCGGTATCGGCGCCGAAGGTGGATCAGGCGTTTTCGTTCTCGCCCAACATCAAGATCGATGTGCAGGGCGATGTGAAAGACCCGTCGCAGGTTGTCCGTGAAATCGAGTCGCCACTGCGCCAGCTGTTTGAGGCATGGCAGCGCGAAGCATCAGCGCGCATGACTTCGGCTCAACTGTTCGACCAACCGCATGTTTAAGGAGGGCCTATGGCCTACATGGAGCAGCTGGAGTCGTCCCTGTCCGGGCTGGTTTCAGCGGGTGAGGCCGGTCGCAAGGGGGTGGACGGCATGCTGTCCCCACTCAATAGCGCGGTCGGCAGCATCACAGGTGCCGCGTCGGAGCTGGAAAACATTCCATTCGTGGGGCCTGAGGCGGGTGCGAAGCTTGGCCGGATAGTGCGCAGTATCAACGTGGCACAGTCTCAGGTGGGGCAGGTGGCGTCGATATATAGCCGAGCAGTCACCGGCGCCGCTCAGGTACAGGAGCGGCTCGGCACCTTCAAGGAGATGGCGGCCAAGGTCACGGCCCAGGCAGGCCGAGTGGCGGGATTGGTCAGTCCGTCGCTGTCCAATGTGTTGCCTACCGGCGGCCTATTGCGCTCTGCCACTCCACTACCTGAGGCGGTTGCGCCATACCCGCACCTCCTGATTATCCAGCCACACGACCCTAAGAAGCAGCCGTATTACTTCAACCTGGGCACAGCCGCCTTTGACGAGCTGCGGCGTCAGACGTCGTTCCGTTGGGCTGGCCAAGAGCGTCTGCGTCGAAGCGTGGCCCAGCAGGCAGTGGGCTTGGGGGAGGAAAAGATCACACTCAAGGGAGCGATCTTCCCCCACCACAAAGGCGGCATCAAGCAACTGAGCGTGCTGCGTAGCATCGGTCGCAACCTGCAAGCACTGAAGCTGGTCACGGGTTATGGCGAGGTGCTGGGCGATTGGTGCCTGCTCAATATTGAAGAAGAGCAAAGCCACCTGCTGGCGGGTGGCATCCCCCGTAAACAGGGCTTCAACCTGGAGTTTGTGAGCTATGGCAACGACCTGCAGAACGTCTGACGGGGATCTGCTCGATGTGATCTGTCAGCACCATTACGGAAATCTCAATGGCACGGTCGAAGCGGTGCTCGATGCCAACCCGGATTTGGCAAGGGAGGCACAGCCGTACCGCGCCGGCCTGTTTGTGTTACTGCCCGATCTGTCGGCGCCGGCGGTCGAGCTGCTGCAGCTGTTCGACTGACCCCGCGTTACGCGTAACGAAGCCCCGCCCCGTGCGGGGCTTCCTGTTTCTGGAGTAAGCATGAAACCAACGTATCGAATCATCGCGGACCGCAAAGACATCACCGCGCTGATCAATGACCGCTTGCTGCTGTTGCGGATCTCAGACAAGCCAGGCATGGAGTCGGACGAGTTTGAGCTGCGCATTGATGACCGCGACCAGGTCGTTGCGCTGCCTGCTCGGGGCGGAGTAGTGGAGGTTTTGCTGGGCTACGAGGGGCAACCACTGAAGCGCATGGGCGCCTATACGGTCGACGAGGTGCAGTTATCCGGACCGCCTGATGAGCTGACTATTCGCGGCAAGGCCAGCGATATGCGCGGCAGCGGCAAGACCATCCGTAGCGGCAGTTGGGAGAATGTGCCGCTGTCCGAGATCGTCGCTGAAATTGCCAAGCGCAACGGCTGGGAGGTGGTTTGCCCGGTCACGACAAAGGTCGAGCGGATCGATCAGCGCAACGAATCGGATTTCAACTTTGTCACGCGCCTGGCACGGCAGTACGACAGCACCGCCAAGGTCGCCCAGGGCAAGTTGCTGGTGATGCCCCGGCAGGGTGGGAAGAGCACTTCGGGCAAGTCACTGCAGGTCATCACCGTCAACAAGACGGAAGTGTCCCGCTATCAGTTCCGGCTAAGCGACCGCAGTACGCAGAAAGCAGTGAAAACCCAGCACCAGGATCAAAAGACCGGTGCCTTGAAAGTGGTCCAGCTGGACAACGAAGAATCGCCGGATGGTCTGCCCCCGGTTCACACCGACCGCCATATCTACCCCAACGAGACTGCAGCCAAACAGGCCGCCAAGGCACGGCTGGCCGCTTTTAACCGCAGCACCGCCGGCGTGCGCCTGGAGATGGCGGGCCGGCACGACCTGTTCGCCGAGTGCTCGGTGAATGCCCAGGGTTTCAAGGTCGGGCTCGATGGCGAGTACCTGGTGGAAAGCGTGGAGCAAGTGTTCACGGCCAGCGGGTGGACCACGACCGTGGAATGCAACGGCGGCAGGAAGGGCAAAGCCAAGGCCTCTGGCAAGAAAAAGAAAGACGACAAGCCGCTCAGAGTTGAGCAGCTCTAACCCCCCAATGGCCGCATACGGCTATCACTGGAGAAACCAATGGCTATCTCGGTTCAACAGCTGCAACAGATCCTCCCCAACGCCGGCCGCAAAGCCGGCGTTTTTGTTCCCGGCCTCAACGCAACAATGGGCAAGTACTCGATCGTCACCCCTCGGCGTATGGCTGCGTTCCTTGCGCAAGTCGGCCATGAGTCGGGCCAACTGCTGTATGTGCGAGAGCTCGGTAACGATGCCTACCTCGCCAAGTACGACACCGGACGGCTGGCGGAGCGCCTCGGCAACACCCCGGCGGCTGATGGCGATGGCCAGCGGTACCGTGGCCGTGGACTTATCCAGATCACCGGCCGCGACAACTACGAGGCCTGCAGCGAAGCGCTGTTCGGTGACAGCCGCTTGCTCAATACCCCCGACCTGCTCGAGCAGCCCGTCTACGCCTCACTGTCGGCCGGCTGGTACTGGCAGCGAGCGGGGCTTAACACCCTGGCTGACAAGGTGCTGCAGGCCGATGACTCGGTGTTCGAGCTGATCACTCGCCGTATCAATGGTGGCCTGAATGGGTTGAAGGATCGCCAGGCGCTCTACGAGCGTGCGCTTGAGGTGCTGCAGTAATGCCGATGAATTGGCGTATCGCGCTTCTGGCTGTTGCGGTCGGGCTCTATGCCGGCGGGCGAGGGGCGTGGGTGTGGCAGGCCAGCGAGTACGGAAAGCAGCTGGCTGAGCAGGCTGCAGGTTATGTCCAGCAGTTGGCGGACAGGGATCGTGCTCACGGTCGTGAGCGTGAGGAAGCTGCAGCTGCAGCCTTGGAGCAGCTGGCAGAGCAGAAAGCTCAGCGAAAAGACTTGGAGGATCGCCTGCGGGAACAGGGCAACACGCACTGGAAGGAGATGAACGATGCTAAACAGATTCAAGATCGCCTGCGTGACAAGCTGGCTACTGCTGACCTGCGGCTGTCAGTCCTTGTCGATGCCGGAGCCTTTGCCGCCCCGAGTTGTGACAGTGGGGTGCGAGAAGCCGCCGGCACCGGAGGCATGGTTCATGGAGCCGTTCGTGCCCAACTTGACCCAACGCATGCTCAACGAATTATCGCAATCACCGACACCGGTGATCGAGGACTGATCGCGCTGAAGGCCTGCCAAGCCTACGTCCGCGAAGTCACTAAATGAAAAGAGGCGAGCCGGGTAGATGCGCCAACATCCAGCCCGGCCCGCCGAACCCGCACACCCTTCCTGCAAGTCCAGCCGCAGCCTCTGCTTTGTGCACAAAGCACTGCGAGCTCAGCATCTGTTTCACCATAACAGTGCTGTTTAAACGTACGGTATGCGGCTCATGATGGGTCGTGGCAAAGGTCTGAGAAGATAAACGCCCATGCCCCGATGATTCGGGGCTAGGCGCCGTTTTCCATTGGGTAGTCGGGGAGGGAGTTAGCCTTGTTTTACTTGCGCTTCTAAATGTTTCACAACTTTCTCTTTGACGCTTTCTTTCAATTCGTCTAATAGAAGTGCGCCGGAATTAACAGCATCACCTAGAATGACTTTAAGTTTTCCAAGGGTAAAAGTATGAACTTGGTCGGCTCTAATCTGGTCGGCAATCAGCGCAGATATCGCGTCCAAGTCTTTTACATTTAAATGTGATAAGTCGCGATGGGAGCTTGCCAGGTCTTTGCAGGGCGTTATTCCGGGCGTTTCTTCGATAGTAATACGACTTTCGCGAAGCTGTTCTTCGGTGAGTAGCACTACATCAATTTTTGAGAGATAGTCGTTGGCCGCAGCCATCGCGAGAATACTTTTTCCGAGATCGTCAAGGCTGTCAATTTTCCATACGGACAGAGCATTTTCATCTGTTTTTAAGCACTGAGTAATGGCGTCAGCATTGACCGATGCTGGCTGTTCTCCGATAGTCCATTTTCCTCTGCTTATTTTTCGAACTAAAAAAGACAT